CTCCTGGCCATACCGGGACGCCTGAAATCCGCCACAACACGGGCACATGTTAGGGTTGTGGTCGTCAGTAATGGCGTCTAGCCACTCCACCTCTTCTAGTACCCGCAACGCCCCGAACAGAGAATGCACCTGACTCTGCTTCTCAAAAATCTCGGAAGTCATGTTTGGTTTCCTTCAGTCAAATGTGGGAATGTCCTTGCCCCATTATACTACCGAACGAACGATTATTCACCCGCCACAGCGCCGATTTTTTCGTCACCCGCCTGAACGCTCACAATCATCGGAAGATATTATGTACGCCTTGCCGCTATTATTCCTCGCCACCATCTCAGAAACCCGCGACGCTACCAACAACGCCCCAGGATGCTTCTCCAGATACTGCTCCTTCGTCATCCCACCGTGCATCGTCCGCAAATGCTCCGCCACCTTGCCCACCCGTACATTCGGGCATTCCAAACAGCGCACATAATCCTTGCCCTCAACCATCTCAGGCCGCCAGAAGTTCAACGGACTCGCTACCCACTTGTCCAGCTTCGCCTGGCTCTTGAACACCTTGCCAGAACCGAATGGACATACTAGCGTCGCCAACCGCCCGTCTACCTTCGATTTCGTCGGCTTCCGCCATATCGGGTTAGAATTGATGTCCGCGACCGCCCGCTGTATCCAGGCGCTCACCATCGGTTCAATCTCGTTCCACCGGCCCAAAACATCGTGTTCCCACAATGTCAGACACTCAATGCCGGCGGACTTGTAGGCATCAACCACTTCCCTCTCATGCTCAACAGGAGGTACACCGATGATTTTTTCTGAGTGGTAATAGTCACCCAAGAGTTCAATGACGTACTTGGTCCGGTGCCTCTCGCTGCTCAGTTTACGCCTTTCCTTCGACGCAGAAATAGCCGACTCCAATACATTATCGGGCAGCACCATGAAGTCGGGGTTCAAGTCCTTGATGACCCGGCCATACTTGCGGACACCAGTCTTCGTCCGAATGAACCTGCCGCCAAAGCCAACATAGACGACATTTGGCGATACGACATGCTCCATGAAGAAGACCTCCTGACCGCTCGGGCCATTCATGGCGCTCTCATTCTGCCGGATACGCACCTCTTCGTTCTGCATGGGGTGGTCAGTGCCGTAACGACACTGATTAGTCTCAACGATTTTTCCTTGAACTGCCGGGTCGGAGAACGGGTTCTTGTACCCATGCCGCTCAAGGTGCGTCTGCTCCCTCTTCTCCTGAATGACCTTGAAATCTTGACCTGCATCCCATTTCTCTTTAACATATTCCGCAACAAGACACAAACCACGATTCGCCTCAATCCTAATCCTGTCATGGTCCCAACCGTGCTCTTTCTTCAAGTGCCCGCCCAGGCGAGTAAATGCCTGCCCACATTCAGGACACTTCACATAATCCCGTCCCTCAATATATTTGTCGGGATACCCTAAGACACACTCGCGAAGGTGCAAGGCGGCTTCTCGCAAGAGGTACCACTCGCCACACTTGTCACAATGAATCGCCCCGGCACGTTGCGGAATCGGAATCACATGGGTGCCACAAATTGCCAATGCCCGCCGTTGAGCTAATTTTGGAAGGGTCAGCAGTTCGCCAGGATATTTCACCAGATATTGTTCAGAGGTCAATCCGTGTTGAACCAAGTGAATTGACAGATTCGTACCCCTCATCCCGCATTCCCGACATACGATGAAATCTTCTCCTCGCGTACCGTTTGCAAACTTTTCTTCCTGTTTCAAATGCAACTGAAGGTTGGTTGAGTGAGTGAACTTGCATCCACAATGGGAACAAATATACTGCCCTTTTGGTTTTTCGATTTTCGGTTTTTGTTCCCAAGTCCGAGATAATGATTCCCCCTGCTGTCGCATCACCGACTCGCAAGCAATTCTAACGCCAGGGAACTTCTGGTGATACTCTTCGGCTGTCATCCCGTGCTTGGCCAAGTGACGGTTCAGCGTCTGCCCCTTGAACCCACACGCCTTGCACTCCACGAAGTCAATATTTTCTAGCATGCTGACCTCCATTGTTACTGTCAATATGCCACGAGTTCCCACCATTGTCAAGTCAGATTCTCAAAATAATCAAATCTTGTAGCAACCCCTTCACACTCCAAGTTCTGCAAGTCACCACCGTATAAAAAAAGAACCTCCCCCGGATTGCTCCGGGGGAGGCTAAGTGCCGATTCTCTAGTGCTTTACGCGGCCTCGGTAAGAGTCAGACTCTTACGGAACACGAGTAATGGAAAGCACTTGGAGGCTAAAGGGGTTATACGCCCCAATTCCGATTTGCTCAAAGACGCTGAATCCGATCAGACGGTTCTTCGGGTCATCGGCGCTCAGGACGGTGAGTTCAGTACGAACTGGAATACGGCCGAAGAATTCCGGCTCGCCGCAGACGTAGACCGTTCCTTCCGGAACGATACGGCTGACGATGAGCTTGGCGCCCCAGAGGGTTGCCATCAAGCCGGTCTTCAGCAAGACGGCCTGCGTCTCGATGTCAAGGGTGTCACGGTCCCACTTGCGCAGGTCCGCGTAGTCCTTGGCATTCAAGAACACCGTGGCAACACGGATGTCGCTACGCTCGATGCTGGCGAAGGCGTCAGCCAGAGCGTTGGCGGTCAGGTTGCCGGTGACGGGGATGGCCGGGTTCGGGTTGGTCGGGTCGGCGCTGAGGGCATCCATGACGGCGAAGACCTTACGGTCCTCCTCCGCCTGAATCTCAGCCTTCGCCAGGTCAACGGAACGCTCAATCAGGTCAAACCGACGCTGCTTGATCTCCGTCAACTGGATTTCGGGGTTGCTGGCGATTTCGAACAAGGGGAACAGAACGCGCTTCGGCTTCGCAACCGCCACGATATTCTGTCCCTCTTCGCCGACGACATAGGCCGTGATGTTCGGGTCTTTGTCGTAGATGGGAAGGGCACCATCCGGCAGCGCTTCGACGTAGAACGCCTTGCGACCGACGGAGGTGTAATCCCGACGACGACGGAGCGGCTGAATCATCGACGCGGCCAGACGCTGACGGCCAGCCGCAGTACGGATGAACTGGCTGATGATTTCCTGTTTGGCTTGGTTGTCCATTTGGTGTACTCCTTAGATGCGCTGGTCGAGGCCGAGGGTCGGACTCGCCGTGGTTGGCCGCTTGGTCACGACGCCAATGACCGTCCCGTGGCCCGGCAGAACCGTCTGGCTCTCCGTGCTCGGATCACAGGTCAACAGGCCGTAGTCCGAGCTGTAGAGCAAATCGCCAACCGTGTAGGTTCCGGCGACTTGGCCACCAGTCAGACCTTCCGTTTCGTAGACATCCACCTCAACGGAGGGGAGGCCCTTGATGACGGCGATTTTGCCCGACGCCACAGCGGGCGAGTTCTCGAACGCGGCGCCAGCGGCATCGTTCACGAACAGACCAACGGGACGCAGGACGAGGTTGCACGGGACGACCGTGTAGTCCAGGCCGGGGCTGATAGCCGCGACCGAACCACCAAGGACGCCACGCGGGGTGTTGACGCTCAACGTCGAGTTTCCCAGGATGTTCGCTCCGTAGTTCTGCTTGGTGTAGCAGTCGTCGGAGAGAACGGGAATCGAGCTGAGCTGGGTACGGATGAGGATTGTCAGACTCATTGCCCTTCTCCTTGTTTAGCTGTTACTTGAACAGCTCGTTCACATCCGGGGCCGAAGCCCAGAGGGAACTTAGGTCGGTTTGTTCGCCGCCTTCAGCAGCCACTTTCGGCTGACCACCAAGACGGGTGACGCCTGCCTTCTTCGCCGTCGTTTTGGCCTCGACGGGTTTCGCCTCTTCGTCCTCAGCGGGCACTTCGTCCGCCTTGAAGAGGCTTGCCAGCTTAGCGTCTGCTTCGGGGTCGGGTGCCATTTCCTCTTCGGCACCTTGCAGCTCAATGTCCATATCGGTCGCGGAGGTCTTCTTGGCCGCTTCCTTCTTCTCCTCTACGGGAGCGACGGGAACGACCGGAGCGACTTCCTCGGCCTTCTTGGACTTGGCTTCTTTCTCTTCCACAACCGGGGCAGGGGCCTCTTCCGCCTTCTTCGGGGCGGCAGCGGCTTCTACCTTCTTCTCTTCGGTCTTCGGGGCTTCTTCGGCCTTCTTCTCGCTGGCGGCCTTGTCGGCTTCCTGCGGGTTAGCCGGGGTCTGGATGGCGGGCGGGACGGCCTTATTCTGCTCGGCCAGGGCCTTCGAGCTGGTCACATCCTCGTCTTCCGCATAGAACTTCTGCGTGTTGGCAAAGCGGGCGATAGTACGGTCCATCGCCTCGGAACCCAGGTGCAGGAAATCCCGCGCCTGTTGCTCGATGACCTTCTCGGGCACCTTTTCGCCCAGCAGCAGGACAGCGAGTTTCACGGCCTTGTTCGCA